AGCAGCAGGGGCGTCGCCTTGATTCCAACTTTCAGAAAACGAATAAGCAGCTCCGACTGTATTTATGTCATAAGCTCCAACATCTAGCGTTGCTGCTGTAGTGGCAGTGCCAGCCGTTAACTTGCCAAAGTGGGCATCAGTCGCAACTTTTATATTGGAACCCGAAACTGCGTAAGTGCTACCAATACGACTTGCATCTGTGTAAGCACCGTTAACTGTCAACTGGGTTGAAGAAGTTATTTTATGATGAAGGTCGGCTTTTGAACTTGGTGCTAGTGCCAAAAGAAAAGGCAGAATTAAAAGGGCTTTTTTCATTGCTTTTTAAATTGTCCTGTAATGGGGTCTACCTCGTTGCCGGTCAGTGGATCGATTTTCGGCTGTGGAGTTGTTACGACTTCGGCCCCGTTAATGGTTAAAGGTGTCTGTACTCTAATGACCTGTTCATTTTGTTGCGTATTGCTTTTTGCCATCATGGCCTCGATTTCTTCTTTACTTACGCCGCCGCCATTTCCTCTTTTATCTTTAGCTGTAGCCAAACCAAAAGTCGAAAGGGCGCCTGTGAAGACACTGGCGATGAAAGTCGGATCGAAGTTTTGTTTTTGAAATCCGGGCAAATCAACGTACGCCAATGTGAGTATGAAGCCTGACCAGACCACTATTCCTAAACGAACTGCCACGCCGATCAATGCGACCTGTTCGTCCTTATCGGGAGTGATTTCCTGAAGCTTCCCGAGAACTCCTTTGTCTTTTTTCTTCTCTTCTGTTTTTGGCTCGTCTGTTTTGATTTCTTCGGTCATAATGAAAATCTAATCTTATTTAGATTAAATGAATGAAATCATTGCTGCAACCATAGGAGCCTCCGTTTCGATTGTTCTCATGGCAATTAGCAACATTACCCAACGGCGGGAGCGCGACGTTCGGGAGCTATTTGCAAGGATCAATAAGCTAGAAAAAGAAGTTGCAACACTTTCCGCTTCACCCTCAAGAAGAAGTAATTGGCGAAGTTGATTTTTTGATTTATCGTTAGTCCTCTAGCTCTTTTGAAAATGTCGACGAAGGAATGGTTCGTTCAAAATGAAAGGATGTTAAGAATGGAGCGACTGTATATTTTAGATCAGCGTCATTTGCCGACGCATCCGCAACATGGGCTTTTTATAGGACTCGCGGAAAAAGCCGAGGAACTAGAAAAGGTGTTAGACGAAAATGAATCTGCCTAAGTGCAAATGTTCTCACTGTCGAAACATAGAACGACAGCAAATAGAAGCAGAAGCAAGATTGGCAAAAAAGCAAGCACTTGTCTCTTTTTGTAAAAATAGTTACGTTGAGAGAGGAGCCAGCGATGCGGCTCTGATGTCTAAGGCGATGGACAGGTGAAAGGCTCTCAGTTTCCCCATACTGAGAGCTTTTTATTTGCGCCGCGCTTTATTCATGGCGGCTTCTTCTCTTTCTGCTTTCAGCTCATAATAAGCGGCGAAATAAACTAATTCCTCATCTGTTAATTCTTGTCGTAACCTGCTCAGGGTCATCCCTAATTCAGTTGCAAGCATTAATTCAAAGTTGAGCCAGTTGTCCGCCGTTAGTCTTTTTTTGCTTCTTCAAGTGTTGGATTTCCATCGGCGTCAACACCAAAAAGAAACAATTCGATGTCGTTTAATAAGTACTCAGGCCATCGACGAAGTTCCGCAACATTTCCAATCGAAAAAGCTTTTTCTCCGTTTTCTTTTTCTGCTTTTTCAATCAGCATATAGGTCGACATTTTTATGGCTTCGTCTGTTCCTGCTTTCCCTTGAACCGAAAGACGGTCGGCCCTTGTAATAGGTTTGAAATATAAATCGTAAATGTGCCGTCCTTCAATAACAACTTCGTATTTCCTGCGCCTGTTCATATCAAAAGCGGCCGAAATAATATCAGCCGCACTTCGATCGTCTTTTTTTGTTGCCATGAAAAATTTATCTTAATAAGATAATTCTACACAAGAAAGACTGTTTAGGTTGTAACGGAGTTAGTGATCGCGCCAGAAGCTTGGAAGTTGATTGAGCAAGTTTCAACTTCGTTTGTTGTTGCGCCGAAATCTACGCTTGTGATGATTCCACTGAATCCAATCTTCCTTGTGCTGTCGAGATAAAGTTCAAACGCTGCGTCAGCAGGGTCGGAAGCCGTCAAGGCTTCAACAATAATTTCGCCAGCTCCAGTTGATGCGCCGGGTGCTTCGTAAAGCATTTCAAGCGAGCCACTTCCTGAAGTTAAACCACCAATAAAAGACTTTGCGGTGTCTCCTAGCTTAGTTGTTTCGTAAGTTTCTTTCTCTTCGGTAAAGCTCCAGTTTTGAACTCCAGCAACAGCAGCCACAGAACTGGCGGCGTTTTTGAATTTTACTGAGCCTTCCTGTCCTCTGATTGCCATGAGTTAAAAATGAAGGTTTGACTAAAGTTTAACCTTTTGTTGTGGTTGAGTCAGGTTTTTTTGAATTTTCTTGTTTTGCTTTATAGCGCTGCTCGCACCGTCCATCCCAATAATTGATGTTTCGAACGCCTTTAACCTCTTCGATAACGTCAAGCATTTCTTCAGTAAATTCCATTAGACCTTTTCCTTTGTGTTTATTGTATTCAATAATATCAATTTAATCAGCGTATCTTTGTTATAGGTGTGGGTCGTCCCTGCCATTCGTCGTAAATACCAATTCGGATAATGCCGCAAACTTTTCGCATAGAGTTCTTCGTGGGTCGGAGATTTATAAACAAAAGGACGCCCAATGGCATCAAGAAATTTTTTTATCATTTTTTTGATCCTCGACGACTTCCTGTTTTTTTAGCATAGTGAAAGAAAGAAGCAATTTTTTATGGAGTTTCTGGATTGGCTTGTCATTGATTCAAAGCCCGAAAAAGATTTCTTGCTTGAGGTTTACAGCCGGCAAATTTTAAATAATAAAAATCACAAAGAAGTCGCGGAGATGTGCGTGAGTTTGTTACATCAGAACACAGTCAAAGATCAAATCATGTTTAAGGCGATTGAGAAAATTTCGGAGTTAGAGGAAAAAGTTACAGATTTAGAAATAAAAAAAGAGCGCCTCGAAAAGCGCTCTTGTTCTTTAATTGAAAAATTCCTGAATAGAAATTAAAACTGGTCGTCTGTTTCAATCTTTCTTGGATTGATATTCCCGTAACAACTTTCGCCGTCAGCGGAAATTTTTCCTTTTGCGTTGATGTAAATAACATCACCGATTTCTTCCTGTCTTGTAACAGGATTCCAAACTTTCTTATCTTTCTTGATGTTCTTAGCATCCGCCGCAAGTTTGTAAATATGGGCGCAAAGAGCATCCGCAGATTTTACAGGGATAGCAATCGACATCTGTTTTGGATTCGCATCGGAATCATCAAAAGGATTATCGTTTAAAGACCATTTCAAAGTGAAAGGTAAAGCGGGAACGAACTCGTTAAAATCAGCCATTTAAGTTTTTTCGGATAAGGGAGCGAATGAATTTGTTTGGTTTAATACCTAGTTGATCGCATTTTCGTCGCAAGGCTTTGGCCTCGTCGTCGTCAGTTCGAACCGTAAAAATATTACGGTTGTAAGTCTGATTTCGTTCTTTCAATTGCTGGCGGATTAGTTCGCCAGAAAGATCGGCTGCCTCGGGACTCATTTTATGCGCTCTGGTATTGGTCTAATAGTTGGGACATGTAGTCGCCTTGCTCTTTTGTTTGAATATGGCTAGGGGCCAAATTCTCAGAGCTGATGTTGAACTTCGCCTTATAAAGTTTTTTGGCGTGGTTTTTGTTATCTGCTGAAAGATGCGGATCAGCCAGCCTAACTTTTATTTGATCTAAAACTTTAGGATCAATACTTTCTTCCTTTTTTTGTGAAGTTTTTGGTGGCTCTGTTTTTTTATTCAGGCCGGACGGGCTGCGACTAAATCCCGTTTTCTTGTTGCTGCTGAAGCTGTTTTTTTGTTGTGGCTTTTTGTCTTCTGTTTCCGGGTCGTCGTTGTCACATTCAAGACCAAGAATACTTTTAAGGCTGTAGCGCCGGGCGTATGTAATGGCGCCGCCCCATGCGAACATTTGTTTATGCTGCGGGGTTGTCTCAGGAAGCATTGGAATAAACAAAGGAATTTCTCCTTTTATTTCTTCGCCTGATACATGCCTAAGAATTGTGATTACGGTGGGCTGACCTTGTGGCGTAACTCCAAAAGGTTGTGAAACAAAAAGTCCATATTCAAGCAAGACCGGGTTTAATTGGTCGAGCGTCATTTCCAAAGGCAAATAAGAATAATTGTGCGCCGGTTTCGTGTTGATCAACTTCGGCGCGTTTTTCTTAAATTCGATTAATGCTTCGTTTAACGTTTTCGGTTTCTGTTGGTTCGGCATTGTTTAGACCAAGGGACTTCTTTAGTATACCTTCTCAATTGGAACCGTCAACCTAAACGACTTTCAAATGTTGTTGAACGTTCTTTAATTTTTTTATGTAGATGTACGCGCCCGCGTGTTCGCCTCGTTTGCAATATCTTTTTTCATTAGAATTTTTTGCAACAAGTGAGTCGTCTTGTAAAACTGTCCCTCCTGCTTTTTGGCTTAGTCCGTCATAAGTGCTTCGCTCTAATTTTTCAAGGTCGCCATTTCTGACGCTTGTCACATATTTAGGCGCGGATGGTTTTAATCGTTGCGCGTTCTTGCCTGTTCCGTAATGGCTCTTGGGCCGAGGAAAAATAAAAACAATCGTAATGTCAACAGCGTCTTCAATAATTGGCCCATGATAAAACTTTAAAGCGGCTTCTCTAACGTCCTGCCTCCACGGTTTAACGCGTTTACTGCTTTCAATCATTACGCCATGACCGACATGCCGTTTACTTCCTTGAGGCGCAGGGATGCCAACGACGGGAATATAAATTAAACCCATTAGAAAAATTCCTGCTTGTCTTCGAACTTTTCCCACGCGTCAGCCCATGCAAGCCGACACGTTAAAGGGTCTTGAATGTCTCCAATAACTGTTTTACCGGGTCTGGACCAAACCGTTCGACAAGCATCAACGACGATTCCATGATGATTGGCCAGCGCGTCAACGTAGCTTCCAAGTTGAGCATCGGTTGAATAAATACCTTTGTTTTTTCCTTGTGTTTTTAAATCAATCAAAACAAGTTGGTTCGCTGCGTGGTCATATCCCAAAAGGTCCAACTGTCCGCCGACCGATTTAGAAAGATCGCACAGCATGTACTCAACTGCGAAAGGCTCGAAGCTTTTCCAGTAGTCGTGGGTCATTAATGGTTCGACCCATTCTTTGAAATTTCCGGGGTCTGGGTTTGGATCGCCAAGCATTTTTTGTTGCAAGGTCCAATGGACGTGTACGCCGCGAGGTTCCCAAACGTGTCGATATTTTTCGATGTTCGCCATCGCTGCGGGGCTTTTATCGTTGCAAGCTTGAGTTGTTGAAAAGGCCAACCATTCGCCAGTAGGTTCCCAACAATATTTATGTCTTTCTTCGTCTCGAAAAATTGGCAGCGGGTCGAGTTTTAATCCTGACCATGCGTTTGGTTTTCTTTTTAAGGTTTGGCAATGTTGCCATTTTGCGAATGGGTTTGTTTGGTTCATTGTTCAGTTGCGAAATAGACTCTGGCAGTTCGACCACTCCTTGTAGGTCTTCTTAATGGTTTTTCTGTTTTGGGATCATTCCGAAATTCTACGAATGGCGGTTGACATGTAATCAGATCTCGAAGTCGGGCTGATGCTGTTTGATGTTTCATGTTAAGGATGCCTTCTATCTCATCACAAGTAAGGCCAAAAGGACTTGATTTAACGGCATGTAGAACATCAAGACACATTCCGTTGAGTTGATCGACAATGCTTTCGGCTGCATCAATTGAAGGCTCGGTGTGATTATGCGGAGCTGTCGCATAATTAAAAAGGTCTGTTTGGTTCATGTTGCTAAATCTTTAGGGTCAATAATTTCGACAGCCTCGCCAACGGGTAAATGTTCCCGAGCAAGGTTTTTAAATTGAACGCCGATATATCCATTAGGGAACGACGTCGGGTGATTGTTTGCTGTTGCGATTTGTTCCGCGACTCCGGGGCTTAATTGGTCGAGGTCTTCAATGTTCCAAAGTGGGACATCAGGGTTCGCGGGGTTGCGTCTTTGTAAGCCACCTTTTAAAAGACGGATAATCGTAGAGCGCTCAAAAGCGGGTTCCATTAGTTTTCAAATCCTCCTGCTGCTGTAAAGACCCGAGATTGTAAAGCGGACGGAGCCGGCTCTTTGCTGGCTTGTCCGCCGCCGTTAATCTTCTCGTAGTTGGCAAGGGTTATTGAAGACCAAGGACCGCGAGGACCGCCGACGATGGCCAATTCAATTTGAGCAGAAACAACAGCGTCGCCATATTTCTTTTGAATATCAATCAAGCCCCTATGAAGTTGCTTCCATGAAGCTTCACTTTTAGCGCCTGACTTAACCGACCAAAAGAAAGCAATTCGCTCCGCGTGTTTCGTCAAGATAAAAGGAATTAATTCTTGCTTGAATCGAAATTTTGAAATTTTATTTTTTACCTTTTTATTATTAATTATAGTTTTATTATTAATAGGTAAAGGCTCCCCTTCTTTCTGACCTTCCTTTGTCTGTGTCGCCTTTCCCAAGTTAACACGTGTGTCAAGGGCTATAAGACCCTCATTGATGACGTGATTAATAAACCCATTGCTGGACATGTATGAGGGCTTGATCAGGTTGCACTCGTCAATCAGATTGCAATCGATTCGAATCGGTCTTGTTTCCATTTGGTTCAGATTGTTTCAGTGGTGAAGTGTTCCGATCATATAATGACACAGGTCGAAAAGTCGTCAATACATCAATTGAAATATTGTTGCTTCGGACTTTTCCTACTTCTGGGGTATAGGGTTTTATTTACTTGCATTAAAAAAGCCCCCGGTTAAGGAGGCTTTTTTAAAACTCTAACTTGTTATGGCGACGGTTTGAGATTGGTCATCGGCCCTAGTGACTTATCCGACTAGCGGAGCCTATCTGATCAAAGTTCAGTGAATGGCGGTTGAAACTTGGAGGTCTTTGTGTCTCGCTCCGAGATATACTTACTATACATCAAAAGTATACTAATAAAGCTAGTTGTAATAATTAGTTACAATTAAAGTTCAAAAGCGAGAGCCTTCACCAAAAGTTTGCGAATTATGCTGCTCTGAGATTCTCCAGACTTAACAGCGATTTCTGCAATTTCATTTTTTATTTCCGGCGTCACGCTGACCTGAAGAACTTCGCTCCATAATTCCGACCCTTCAGGCTTCCTTGGCATTTCGCTATTTTTCGACCAACACTTAATTAACAATAGTAATTCTTCTCGCCTTTGTTCGGCGAATGTAATCCGTTCAGAATTGTTCATCGTCGTCCTCTTCTTCTGTTTCTTCGTCTTCAAAGTATTCGGGTTCGTAAATGTTTTCGACGACGTGATCGCCGATCCTCATAAAACGATAAGGATTAAATCTTTTCATTAGTTCAGGTTCAATTTTTCTTGTACGGCGGTCAGGACGTCCGGCGGTAGGCCGTCGTCCTTGAAGTGATTAGTTCCATAGCAGAATTTAACGCTGCCCGTTTGCTCGCCTTCTCGCAGCCATGCGACGGTGTAAAGAATTGCGCCGCTGCTGAGTAGATCGCTTGTTACGTTAATGTCGATTTTTTTTAAGTTGCTCATGTTCTTTTCTTTGTTTTTTGACTCCATAATGCTGATGAGCTGATCTGATTTCATTTATATAATTATCCCTCAACCATTGCTCAAGAGCATGAGCAATAACAACGGAAATACTGCAACCTTTTATTTCTGCTAAATCGTGGATACGTTCATAACTCAATTGGGTTAATGGCGTCACCGTTAGGCGTGGAATATTCGTTGGCATCTTCTTATGCCTCGGTAGAAATTACTTGACGGATTCCTTTCTTAACTGCTGCTCTTTTGTAAGAATCAAGCGCTTGAAGTAAGCAGTCCGCGCCGTGGAAAACTTTTCCGAATGGAAGATTACGACCGCCGATTGTTTTGACTGTGACGGTGCAATTTGGAAACTCGCCTTTGCTAACTACAACGCAAAGATTTTGCTTTGCTGAAATCTGAAATGTGTATCCGGTGATTGTTTCAGAAGGCTTTGTGATTTCCATTGTGGTTCGTGTGATTGACTCTTTTAGTATACATATTAATTTATAGGGTGTCAAGCAATTAAAAAAAAATGGCCCCGTGATGTGGGGCCGTTGGTTCATTTGGTTCGGGCTGGCTCGTCGATTGATCGTGATTCCTTGAGAATCTGATCGAGTTCTCTGAGCCTGCGAGCGTCCGACTGTGCAAGTTGTCGGAGGCTTTCGCGAAGTGTGTCGGCAAGTACGCCCATAAGTCGTGTGCGATTGACTTGCTTAGTATACACGTAGGAATAATTTATTGCAAAAAAAAGAGCCTTGCGGCTCTGTTTCTTTTTATCCTGCGGATAGGATTGGGGCCATTGAGTATTGGCCCATTGGCCAAACCATTTCTTCTCCTGAGAAAACTTTGACCCCACGGCGTAGAACTTCGCCTTTGTCTGATCCGTCTAAAGCTTTTAACCAAACGTTTTTGGCTGTTCTTCTTTCAACGGTGTAAGACCATTTGCAATTGTGATCACAGACTGAAGTAGCTGTGTATGTTTGGCCAACTGTAAATGATTGAGTGTTCATTGTGGTTCGTGTTGCTTACTTCTTTAGTATACATATAATAAATAAAACTGTCAACAGTCAAAAAAAAAAGAGCCTTATGGCTCTTTTCTTTCGATTGAAACTGTATAACCTTTGAACCTTAAATGGTCCATTACGTCGCCTGAGTAGCTGGCGCGGTAGGTCATGCCAGTACAAGCAAAACCGCCTCCAAGTTCTTTCAAAGCTTTTTCTCCTTTCTTGTTGCAAGCCGTGAAGGTGTGCTTCGTAGAATTGAATCCGCCTGTAAAAAGAGTCAAGTCGGTTTGATTGTTGTTCATCGTGGTTCACTGTAACTGACTTCCTTAGTATACACATAGAAAGATAAACTTGTCAACTAATCGGGTGTCTATTGTCCCGAATATGTTTAAACCCTTCGCTTTCTAATCGTCTTTTAACTTCGGCTTTCATCGTCGGGGCGTTGACTTTTTGCCTGAACTCGGTCCTGTTTTGAAAGCGAACGATCTTTATAAAATGGTCGCTCAAGTTTTTGTATGGATAGAAATCCACCTCGAAACTTCCGTCGCTGGATAATAATCCGGGTCCAAGAATTGCGGGTTTGGTCATTCGGTCTCTAAAGGATTGGGTTCGTGTTGGGTCTTCAAATTTGGTTCGACGGCGATCGACTTTCCTCATAGTTTGAATTTTTCAGTTTGTTCGTAATATTCGTCGTGGAAAAAAGCATTTTCCGCGATGGCTGCGCGGTCTTGCATTTGTTCTTCAACAAGTTTTGCCAAGACGAGTAAAGAGCCTAGCGCGTCAATCTTCCTTGAAACTTGCTTAATCTTCCTAAACTTTTCGGCGTCATTGTTTGGGTCAGAAGCCGTTTCGGCTTGTTCACGTGAAGCCAGCTCTAAACATTTCTCAACTCTTTGTAATGGTCGATCTTTCATTATGTCGGTATCGCGAGCATCGCGACCGCCAACAATTAAAGAGCAAATCTGATTAATTGCCCTGATCTGGTTTTGTTCTTGTTTTTGGGTCATTGGTTTAAACTCCTTCGACTTTTTTAATTCGTTGTTGAGGTAGCCAGTCGGTCCTCGTTTTGCCCCTCCAAAGAATTTCGTAATAAGAAATCTTGTGGGTTTCTGATTTTCCCCTGCGTTTGCGCTCCCAAATTTCGTGTTTGATAACAGTTCCAATTGTTGAATCAGGGTGACAGGGTGGGCGCTTTCTTACGAGCGTTCCGGGTGCGAATCGTTCGACGGTCATTATTTGACTAGCTCCGCGCACGCTTTTTCGATGCCCGCCTGACAATCTGCTTTCGTCATGTCGGTTAATGAGCTGTCGAGGGCGGTGTAAAAAATCGCCCCGACGCATAGAAAGAGAAAAAAGTTTTTCACTGTTTGGGTTCCTGTAGGTTTAGAAATCAACCGCCATTGCCTGAGCAATGTGGTTTAAGAAATGATGAACGTTACCGTTTTTGAAATCGATTGTTCTTAAAACAGTTTCGATCTTTTGAGCTTCTTCGCCCTGAGTTGTTTTGATCTTTGCGATGACCATATCGGTCTCGATAAAGTTCATTGTGCCTTGTGGAGCTGCTACTTCGTAGATCCTATTTTCAAGGTTCTTTTCGTCGAAGAAGCGATTGAAGAAAGTGTTCATGGTTCGTTTGGTTCGCTGACTTCTTTAGTATACATATAACTTTAAAAGGTGTCAACTAATTCGCAAAAAAAACGCCCCGCGCAGATTCGGAGCGTTTGTCTTCCCTTTGTCCTTTCTTATCTTGGCGGGGTTTGGCGACCTGTCAATAAAAAATTAATTGTCCTTTTCTGGGATCTTGGTGCAGCGCGTCTGGTGTAGTTCGTCCAGCTCTTCGTCGAAATGTTCGACAAGGCCGCGTTCGACTTTTTCAAGGGCTTCTTCTTTTGAAGGTGCTTCGACGACGTAAGCCTTCAAGGTTGTCTGCATTGTTGTGATTAAATAATTGGCCATAAAAAAAGCCCCTCGAATGAGGGGCGGGTGGTTTAGAAAATAGCTGCGGCTGCGGCTGTGATTCCTAGAAGGATTAAGGCGGCGTTCAATTTCTCGGTGAGAGTTTGAATCTTGTCCGCTTGGTCGTCAATCAGTGGAAGAGCCTCGGCAAGAATTTCAGCCTTAGTATTCTTCGCTGTGATTGTTGTCATGGGATTAACTCCGGTTCGGTTTGGTTCGGCAAGTGACGAGCTTGCTTTATTAGTATACATTAAAAAAGACCTCCGTCAAGGAAGTCTTTAAAAAAGATTTACGGCTGTC